GTGGATTATTTCATCTTGATAGTTGCTCCTGATCGAGTATTAACCAATTTAGTATTGAGTCAGACAGTAGTTGATGAGTTGATATGGAGGGTAAGAGTTGGGTTATCTTTAGAGTTCCAAGTAGAAAAAGCTACAGGTAGGAGGGTGATGGGAGATCAGGGTGACAGAGAACCTTACCAGAAAGTCAGAGATGTCCTCCAAGAGATTGACAAATTGCCTCGGCATGAATACAGGAATTTCAACAAGTCCTTAACAGAGGAAATGATGAGAGAGAATACACTCTGGGAAGATGAACAAGTGAGGACTATCCTATCCTCTAAATTCTCTGAGTGCTTGAAACCCAAAGTAGGTGCCTCTCTAAATTCCATCAAAGAATATAAGAAAGGGTTGAGAGAATTAGGAACTAAGAGTAACACTAAGAGGGTTCATAATTTCCCCTGCTTGATTCAAGTGCCTGGACATGAAGAATTTGCACAAGATCTCCCCAAAGCCCCTGAGACTTATGAACACCTATGGGAGGAGGCCATAAAACACCTCAAGACTGAGAGCTGGAGACAATCAGACATCAAGGTTGATGAACCTAGTTATATTCAGTCACTCTCTCGCAACCAAGCTACCAATCCTCACAGTGTGACATCACAGCATGTTTTGAGGTCAAGGGACACATTCCTGCCGAACCTCTCAGAAAAGGACCTTGACTTCCTGGCTTTAAGTGGTGTGGGGGCAAAGGGAAGGGCAGAAGATCCCATGGTTGAAGAACATGAGGAGGAATCACACATTGCATTTGATCCAGATACAGATGTTAGTGATATTGATTTCTTGATTCATAATGGGAATCTTGAAGGTTATGATTCTGAAATTAACAATCATGAAGCCATTAAGGAGTTACTAGAAAAGACAAAGACTAGGATGAATAAGTCCTTATTATCTCCAGGAGTCATGAGACACATATCAAGGAACAAAGTAGTTAACACAGCAACATTGATAACAGACATATGCACAGAGCTTAGTTATGAGTACAAAGTGCCTCACAGGGCCAAGAAATTTGGTGTCAAGAAATTAAGGGGAAGGAATTTCTGGATCATGTACAAAAGTACTGGCTCCCACATCTTTTGCTCTTTTTTGGCTAGCGCTGATTCATTCATGAGTTATGACACAGGCAGGATAGGACCTCAACTCTATCAGTACAAGGATTTCATAATGTCTGACTTCTGTTCCTACAATGAACACAGCCTGAATGGCTTTGTGAAAGCAGGTCCTTACATGTGCATGATATCATCTTACTTACTTCAACATTTCAAACTTCCCATATTGACTCGTGATCTAGAACTCCCCAAGAAATATTGGTCCACACTCAAGACTATCCTTCTCCTCTATCTGAACAACAAACTGGATGCTGAGGAGATAGTTACAAATCAAAGATTCATATACATGAGAATTTTGCAAGAATTTGATCCTGACCCTTACAAGGTCATAGATCGACTCCCAACAATATTGAGATCCAGACTGTCTTGTTACTTGCTCAACAGAACAATAGGAAACATGGAATATTACAGAAGACATAGAGTGGGTAAGAGGACTATAAGACAAAAGGGGGATGTTAAGGAAATGGTCTATACAAATCTCAGGGGAATATTCCATGATGACCCTATGAGCATTGAAGAGCTTGTAGATAGCTTCTACTTCGGATATGTGGTGTCTAAAGCCAAAGGGAAGTCAGGAGATAGGAATCCC